CTTCTGGACAAGCTCACCACCGATGATGATGGGGCGGTCCCAAGCCTCGGCCAACTGATACTGATAAATCACATCGGACATGAAGTCATCGGCATAAACGTAAGATACGTTTTGAGCCTTGGTCCGAGTGGTCAACAGGGTGCGAGCCACGTTCACGGTAGAACCTGGGTCAGAGGAGTACAAGCCATTGTTTGTGCCAATGAATGTAACGGCCTCCTGGTTAATGTACCGCTTGATAGCCTGCATATGCATGGCCAACTGGCGAGCGATGTAGGACTCGTCATTTTCACAACGAGGAGCCAAATCGTCCAGGCCGATAGACCAACGGCGAGATGCACCCGTGTTGGGGTCAATGTTGTAAACCCGTGAGGTTTCACCAAATTCAGGACCAGCAGCACAGTTCAAAGTCGCAGAGGTTGAAGTGGTGCTATCAGTCATCCTTGGCTGATAGACAACCTCAACTTGGCGATAATGGCCGTTCTTGGTGTCAATTTGGTTTTGGAGAATACCCGATTCGTTCATGGGGCTTGTGACCGCACGAAGGGTATTGATGTGTCCGGGGAACATCGTTGGGTCGGCATTGAAATAGCCTGCATCCAACCGCTCCTGAATGTTCGGACACGATACGAAGGAATTAAAAGCGTATGACATTTTGTTAAAATGAAATAAAGATTTGTCGGCTATTTCTTGCCAAGCCAGGCACCATGAGGCTTATTGTCCCTCTTGACACATCATCGTGCGTTCAGTTCTTCTCTATGCTTTATGGCCCTTGGGTGAAGAAAACGCTCACCACGAGTACCTTCCTTGCTGGAAGAAGAAGTCCGAATTGGAGGCGTGTCTTGCTTACCGGCATCTCCTGCTTTCTTGAGCATTTGAGCCTTCTCAGCCTCACTCCTTACCAACTCTTCGGGCGAAAGATACGCAGTCCCCTTATCATTCTTGATTTGGTTGCCTTGCTTATCCGTCACCGTTAACTTCCCATCCGACAATGCAAAGATATACTTTTCATTCAATTCTATGTCAAAGCCCTTCTTCGCAAGGGAATTGACCGAATCGCTCCAAGGCACATTGGCCTTAATCTTCATAACCTCTTGGTTCACAATGTAATTCTCAATGGCCTTCTGCGACTCCACCTCCTTCTGCTCCAACTTCTGCGTCAACTCCCCGGCCAAGGTTTCGTACTCGCCCTTCTGCCTTTTCAATTCAGCGAGTTGAGCCTTGTAAGCCTCATCGTCCTTACCGCTGTTTTGGGCTTGAGTTTTCAGCTCATCCACTTGAGCTTGAATGCGCTGCTGGGCAACCTCAAACAAATCCGACAACTTCTTCCCCTTGACATCCTCCTCGGTGAGGTTGAAGGAACGCTTGAACTTAGTCTCAAGGCTTCCGAGCGTCTTGCCCGTTACCTTGTTGCGGATGTCCTCGTCATCAACGGCCACCTCACGAGCGACATATTTCTTGGCAAGTTCTTCCTTGAATTGGTCAAGGCTTTCAAAGTCCTTCTCTTGGTCAAACAGCCATTTGGCCATCTCTTTGGAGTCTATGCTCATTTTCTACGGGTTTTAGTGGTTGTGGTTTCTTCGGTCGGAATCTCGGCCTGCTCCTCTTCCTCCGCTACCTCTTGCTCAAACACCTCTTCATCGGCAGGGACTTCGGGGGTCTGGTCCATAAACTCCTGCGTTGAAACAACGGCCACAGGTTCTTGGGCCACCAACATCGGTCTGCGCTTAGGCAATTCCTGGATAGGGGCCGAGAAGGTTTCGGGAGTGGCGTGGAGCATCGTTTCGTCAAGAATACGCATACCGTACTTTTTGAGAAACTCGGTGTTTTTCGCAACCGCAATGGTCACGAGAATCTGCTCTCCATCCGCACGGAGAACAGGGACGCATCGTCCTGTAATTCTTTCGTTCATAAGGTTAAAGGTTTAGGTTTTAGGTTTGTACCGCAAATATAAACAATAATGGGTAAACTAAACTTGAGGGACAAGCCAATGCCTGCAACGATAGCCTCCCAAGTAGATAAAAATGGTGGATTCATCGGTGCCGACAATCTTGCCCTTCCAATCTCCTAATTTGCCCCAGGAGCGCACTTCTTCTTTCGTGAATACCTTACCATCCCTCGCCACACAAAATGGCCGAGAATCGTTTACTAAGCCTCCTGCGTACAAGTATTTCTTAATGCCCAAAGCCTCGCCCATCGCAAAGGTGAAAGAGCGGTCAATGACCGCAAACATCGTGTCAGCCGTAAGCGTGGCCGTGTCAAAGAGCAACCCCTTTTTTCCAGCACCCCCTTTCACAATTTGGGCAATGCCCTCCTCCAAAGCGGTTCGGTCAGAGCCAGCGGCAATAGACGCAAGGATGAAGTTTCTCAAGGCCGTTGAAAAGCCAGACTTAAAGTTCGTCAAGTCCTCAAGCATAGAGGTTGCTTGGGCTTCGTAATCAATGCCGGAAACCGCATCGGGGTCAAGGCCCATCTTGCGGTACATCTCCCTGGTAAGTTCGGCCTGGGCATCCACCTTGTCCATCAAGAAGACCAAGGCATCAAAATACTTGCTCCCGGCAACGGCCCCATCCACTCCATCCATAAAGGCATTGACACGAGCATAATTGGCCGTGTCAAAAGATATATTGCCGTTCTTGTCGTAACTGAATAAAGCGAGCAGGGCAATGATAAGAGGCAGAACCTCGTTCTGCGATTCCTCCACCTGCTTGCCAAACTCCTCGCCAATCGTGTCCAAGTTCTTCTGCTTCTTGGACTGAATTTGCTCTAAAGTCATATTACGATTCGTCCTCCTCGCCCTCTTCGTCCTCGTCCTCTGCCTGTGCAGGAGGGATAGCCGTCCGTGCGTTCATAACGCTTTGGGGAGTCATCCTGGACGAACCCTCATCCTCTGGCACCAACTTCTTGGCCATCTCTATCAACACCGCCTTCTGCTCGGCCAAGGTCAGCGTCAAGAACTCTTCGTTCTCCGACAAAGCCTCCTTAATCAAGGACTCCAACTCAAAGTGCATTATCGCCTTCCACTTGGGGGCAATGCCCGAAGCAACCAACGCCAAGACATCCCTCGTTTCAAGATTGAAGAAGGGGTCAACCTGGACGCTCAACTTCATTATCGCACTCTTCTCCTCCTGGATGGGGAAGCGAGTGTCAAGGTATTGCTGGGCCAACATCGCCTTGGAAAAGGTCGGGGCCAACTTAATCTCTGCGGTCAACTCCGCATCGGTGCGCATCTCAAAGTTCTGCGGATAGCGAACCGCAGGCATCTTCCAGGCACCCCCATAACGCATCCTCCCAATCGTGTCCATAGCGAACTCGTAATCGGCAAAGATGGTGTTGGCAAAACGGAGCAGGAAGGAATACAGTTCCTCCCGGTCAATGGCCTTACCCGTGGCGGTCTCACGGCCCGAAATCTTCTCGTTGTTCATTACATCAATGGACAACAGCTCAAAGGCCATCTGGATATTGGTAATGACTTGCTTGTTTAAGAAGTCAAGGATTTGTGGATCCAACTCAATGAACCCGGCAGGAGGGATGTTCACCTTGGTCTCCACCTCGGTCGTGAAGCGGTTCGGGGTCTGCACCTGGTACACAGACATCGGCCCGAACATCCGCTTCGTGCCAGAGCCTCCGCAATTAGAGCAGGCAATGGCCACCTTCTCCTCAAAGCCTAACGCCTCCTCAATCTGCCCAGAGCCATTACACTTGTCGCACTCATCCACATATTCCCACTTCTGCAAGAAAGCGTGGCTGAACTTGGACATCTGCAAGGTGCTGAAGTCGCACACGGCTTGGTCCAAAGCAGGGATGGCAGGGGTATAGAAGGATTGGAAATAGTAATCGCCATGCTCCTGCACCGAAATGCCTCCGAGTCTTGTGCAAGGCAAATAGCCGAGGTTGTGGCGATAGTAAAGGCCAATCTCAAACTCGTAATCGCCCTTCTTGCCGATTTGCTTGGCTATCTGAATCTCGTTCTTGTCAAAGATGTAGAAGACCAACCCATCATCCGTCTTGGTACGGCCATGCTCAACTTCGGAGCCGTAATCAGCCTTTAGGAAGGCATACTCGCCCTCCTTCCATCCCCACACTCGCTTGGAGTGAAAGCAATGGGCCACAGGCGTGGTTTCAACGGTATCGTTGAAGGTGCCGTCCTCAAAGTATTGGAGGTCGGTAGGCATAACGGCCAAGACCGCATTGGGGTCGGTCAAGGTCATAAAGGTCACAATCTGCTGGAAATAGTTCTCCAACGAACCAAAGCGAGGATAGTCCTCGTTGAAATACCTTTCCTGGGAAGCGTCCTCAAAGCGAACCTCGTAATTCTGCCGGTTCCACACT